GGCGATACATTAATAGAAGCAACTTCAGGTAATACTGGAATTGCTTTTGCTATGTTAGCAGCAGAGAGGGGGTATAAAATGAAAATAGTTATGCCCTCTAATATGTCTAAAGAGCGCAAGCAAATGTTAAAGTTTTATGGAGCCGGTTTAATACAAGTAGAGGCTGGAGATTTTGATGGAGCAATAGAAACTAGAAATACTCTAGCAGAATCCTTTGGGTGGTTTAATTGTAACCAATTTCATAACCATTTAAACATAGAAGCACATTATAAAAACACAGGTCCTGAGATAAATAAACAATTTAGAAAATTAACAACCACAGATCATAAATTACCATGGCCCCAAGCATTTGTTGTAGGAACAGGAACTGGGGGAACTATTATGGGTTGTGGAAGATATCTTAAAGAAAAATTCCCAGGAATAAGTCTAGTAGCAGTTGAACCTGCTGAATCTGCTATTATGTCAGGAGGAGAGCAGGGCTTACATGGGATTCAAGGAATTGGAGATGGAAGTAAGTTTTTAGTTGATTTAAATGAAATAAATGATATCAGGACTGTACATACAGAGTGTGCAAAAAAAGTAACAAAACATTTAGCTTTAAAATATGGTTTATTTGTTGGAATATCAGCGGGGGCTAATGTAATGGCTGCTTTTCAATGGTTACGAGATAATAATAAAAGGACTGCAATAACTATATTATGTGATAGGGGTGAAAGGTATTTAAGCTGCTTATAAAAGCCCCCTGGAAAAATTTGGTTTTACCGACCTAAGTTCGTATATTTCGTCAAAATTAACAGATTATGAATCTAGATGAAATTAAAAAGCGTATGGACCGCTTACAAAATAAGTCCAATGGAAAATCCGGTAGTGATTTTAAAAAGAATTTTTGGAAACCACCAAGTGGTGAAAAATCTATAGTTCGTATTGTACCCTACAAGTATAATAAAGATATTCCTTTTACGGAATTATACTTTTATTTCGGTATTGACAAACCTAGAATGTTAGCTCTTTCAAATTTTGATGAGTCTGATCCTATTTTAGAGTTTGCCTCTAAACTCCGCAAAACAAACGATCCGGATAATGTTGCTCTTGCTAAAAAATTATTCCCTAAAATGCGTATTTTAGCACCTGTGCTAGTACGTGGTGAAGAAGATAAAGGCATTCGCTTTTGGGAATTTGGAAAGATGGTCTATCAAGAACTTTTAGGAGTTATGATGGATGAAGATTATGGTGACATTACAGATATTGCTGCTGGTAGAGACATTACAGTTGAAGTAATCCCTGCTAAAGAAACAGGTAAAATGTATGACACTACTACGGTTCGTGTTAAACCAGTTCAATCTCCAATTTCTAAGAAGGGAGAAGAAGCTGAGGGATACCTCGAAAATCAGAAAAATGCTGTAGAGTTATTTAATAGGTACTCATTTGATGAAATGAAATCATCTCTACAAAAATACTTAGCCCCATCGGAAGAAACAGAAACTGTTGTAGCTTCTGAACCCGAAAAAGGTAAAGTTAATCTTGATTCTAAAATAGACGATTTATTTAGTTAATATGGCTAAAAAATCCAACAAATCAACCCCAACGGGGGGAAGTCTTACTGAAGAATTAGCGGTATCGTTAAATAAAAAATTCAAAAAAGAATATAACCAAGTTGCATACTTCCTTAACGGGGGTGAAGAATCACCAACAGATGTTACGTCGTGGGTATCCACGGGATGTACGCCTCTTGATCTAGCGATTTCTAACAGACCAAATGGGGGTTTACCTGTTAGTAAAATTGTTGAGATTACGGGCCTAGAGCAAAGTGGTAAATCCCTCCTTGCAGCCCACGTTATAGCATCTACACAAAAACAAGATGGTGTAGCAATTTATATTGACACTGAATCATCCCTAGATGCTCAATTTTTAACCGCTATAGGAGTTGATGTTGATAACATGCTTTATATTCCCCTTAATACAATAGAGGATGTTTTTGAAGCTATGGAAGACATTATAGTTAAAATTCGCGAAAAAAATAAAGATAAATTAGTTACAATTATTGTTGACAGTGTTGCGGCAGCTACTACTAAGATTGAGTCGGCTGCTGACTATGATAAAGATGGATATGCAACGGCAAAAGCCATTATTATGTCTAAATCAATGCGTAAGATTACTAATTTAATAGGTAAACAAAAGATTCTGTGTGTTTTCACAAATCAGTTGCGTCAAAAAATGAATGCTATGCCCTTTAGTGATCAATACACAACATCAGGAGGTAAAGCTTTACAATTCCACGCTTCAGTTCGCTTACGACTTAAAGGAGTAGGTAAGATTAAAGAGGAAGTTAATGGAGTTAATATGGTAGTTGGTCAAGAAGTAGAATGTGTAGTTGTAAAAAATCGCCTAGGCCCTCCTAACCGAAAGGTACGCTATAGTGTATTTTATGATTCGGGGATTGATGATGTTTTTGGTACCTTAAAATTACTTAAAGAATATAGTATTGTAAAACAGGGAGGAGCATGGTATAAGTATACTACTGAGGATGGTGAAACTCATCAATTCTTAGCTAAAGAATTTGGGGATTTATTAGAAAGTCACCCCACAGCTAAGGAAGAATTATATAAGGAGCTTTGTGACAAATATATCATGAAGTATCGCCATGAAAAAGAAGAAGGTTTAGATCGAGACCCCGACGAAATAGTAGTAGAGAATGAATAAATTCGAAAATATATTAAATAATATAACCCCAGAAGAGAAGCACCCTAATGATCGGGTGCTTCTTATTGATGGGTTAAACATATTTTTAAGAGCATTTGCTGTAAATGGCTCTCTAAACGAAAAAGGTGTACCCGTAGGGGGAATCACAGGTTTTATGAAGTCCTTAGCATTTGCTATTCGCGAAATGGAACCTACTAGAGTTATAGTAGTTTATGATGGCGCCGGAGGTAGTAAAAGGAGAAAAAAAATAAACCCCAATTACAAATCTAATCGCACTCCTAAACGTATTACTAAATTTGATGCTTTTAATTCATTAGAAGATGAAAAAGAAGCAATGAAAATTCAGTTTAGAAGACTACTTAGCTACCTAGAATTACTTCCAATTGATGTTTATGGTATAGACCATGTAGAAGCCGATGATGTAATAGCTTACCTTTCACAAAATATATTTGAAAATGAAGTCATCATTATGTCTGCAGATCAAGATTTCTTACAACTAGTAAATGATAGAATTGTTGTTTGGTCACCTAATAAACGTAAATATTATACTAAAGAACAAATATTTACAGAATATGGTATTCCAGCCCATAATTTTTTAATGTATAAATGTTTATTAGGGGATAAGTCCGATAATCTTGAAGGTATTAAAGGTTTAGGCGCTAAAAAAATGGTTAAAGTAATTCCCGAAATTACTGGTAAAGAATTAAATCTAGATTATCTAGTACATTATGCTACAACCCAAGATACTTTAATGCATAAACGTATAGTAGAAAGCAAAAGCAATTTAGAAATTAATGAAAAAATGATGTCTCTTAAAGACCCCTTAATATCGGGTAATATAAAAATCCAAATAAACGATTTATCTTCTCTCCCAATGAATTTGCTCCACCGAAATGATTTTGTTATGTTATATAATAAGGATTATATGGGAAATAATTTACAAAACCCCGACATTTGGCTAACTGAAAATTTCCTTAAATTAAATAATCTTGCAAAAATAACACATGAGTAAATTAGAACAATATGGGCATAATTTTCAGATTAAAACATTATCTTCCCTTATTAAAGACAAAGAATTTCTTCAACAAGTAGCAGATATTGTTTCACCTGATTTTTTTGATAATGAAGCAAACAAATGGATTATATCTAAAACTCTTGAGTATTTCAATGAATTTAGGACTACTCCTACAATGGAGGTTTTTAAAGTTGAAGTAGAAAAAATTAGAAATGAAATCCAACAGGTTGCTGTAAAAGAGCAGTTAAAAGAAACATTTAAATCTACTAATGCTCCCGATCTTGATTTTGTAAAACAAACATTTTTAGATTTCTGTCGCAATCAAACCCTAAAAGCCGCACTTCTTTCATCAGTAGATCTGCTTGAAATTGGGAATTATGAGGATATTCGCCGTCTTATTGATAATGCTTTAAAAGCAGGTATAGAAAAAAATATAGGACATGATTATATGGATGAGGTAGAAGAAAGATACAAAGAGGAAGCAAGAAATACTATAGAAACCCCTTGGAATGAAATAAATTCAATTTTGGGAGGAGGATTAGGCACAGGGGATTTAGGCCTATTAGTAGGTAATCCGGGAGGTGGTAAATCATGGGCACTTATTGCCTTAGGAGGACATGCAGTTAAACTAGGATACACAGTTTTACATTATACTCTTGAATTATCTGATTTTTATGTTGGCCAAAGATATGATGCCTTTTTTACCGAAATACCTGTAAATGAAATTAAAATTCATAAACATAAAGTAAAAGAAGAACTTGAAAGTTTAAGAGGAAAATTATACATTAAGCAATACCCTGCAGGTAAAGCCAATGTAAATACAATATTAGCACATATAGATAAATGCCGCGGACAAGGCATTGAACCCGATCTTATCGTGTTAGATTACGCAGATCTTTTATATACTAAAAATGGAAAAGAAAAAAGAGAGAGATTAGATGATATTTATACCTCATTAAGAGGAATGTCAACTGAACTAGCACTCCCCATTTGGACAGCATCACAAAGTAATAGGTCAGCAGCTAGAGACAATATTATCCAAGGAGATCAAATAGCCGAAAGTTACTCTAAAATTATGATCTCAGATTTTGCCCTTTCCCTTTCAAGAAAAACAGAAGACAAAGAAAATGGCACTGGAAGATTTCATGTTATGAAAAATAGATATGGAGTAGATGGTTTAACCTTTAATGCTACTATGGATACTTCTACTGGAAAAATTGAATTTAATGAGCGTATAAATAATGAAACACCTAGTGGTCCTGATGGAGCAGGATTTACAGGTAATGAAAGAAGAAATCTCCAAAAGGCTGCTGAAAATATATTCACTTTCTAGTGGTATATACTGTATTTATAATTACAACACTAAAAAATATCATATAAAAATGGACTTATCACAAGAAATCTTATCAGACATTGTTGTCTTTAATAAGTACGCTAAATTTCTCCCTCAAAAACAACGAAGAGAGACTTGGGAAGAGCTAGTAACTCGAAACAAAGAAATGCATCAAGAAAAGTTTCCAAAACTTAAGGATGAAATTGAAGAGTGTTATAAATTGGTTTATGACAAGAAGATCTTACCCTCAATGAGAAGTCTCCAATTCTCGGGTAAACCAATTAAAATCAACAATTCAAGAATATTTAATTGTTCCTTTTTACCTCTTGATGATTTTAGATCTTTTAGTGAGATTATGTTTTTATTACTTTCGGGATGCGGAGTTGGGTTTTCGGTCCAACAACACCACATAGATAAACTACCTGAAATTAGAAAACCCAGAAAAACAAAACGATTTTTAGTTGGTGATTCTATTGAGGGGTGGGCCGATGCTGTTAGAGCTCTTATGAAATCATATTTAGGAAAATCAGATGTGTTACCTCTATTTGATTTTAGAGATATCCGCCCAAAAGGAGCAGAATTAATTACAGTAGGAGGAAAAGCTCCAGGTCCCGAACCTTTAAAAGAATGCTTATTTCAAATCCAAAAAGTACTAGATAGAAAAGATGATGGTGAGCCTATAAAATCTATTGAAGCTCATGACATCATCTGCCACATTGCAGATGCAGTACTTTCAGGGGGTATTAGAAGAGCAGCATTAATCTCACTTTTTGACTTAGATGATAAAGAAATGTTAACCTCAAAGTTTGGAAGTTGGTGGGAGCAAAACCCCCAACGAGGTAGATCTAACAACTCAGCAGTAGTTATTAGATCAAAAGTAAAAAAGAATGACTTTCTTGAATTATGGGGGAAGATCGTAGCTAGTAACTCGGGTGAACCAGGTATATATTTTTCAGATGATAAAGATTGGGGGACTAACCCGTGTTGTGAAATTGCCTTAAGACCCTATCAATTTTGCAATTTGTGTGAAGTGAATGTAAGTAATATTGAATCTCAAGAAGATTTAAACCTAAGGGTTAAAGCTGCTTCATTTATAGGTACTCTACAAGCAGCATACACAGATTTTCACTATTTAAGAAGCATATGGAGAAAAAATACAGATAAAGATGCTCTAGTTGGAGTTGGAATGACAGGTATTGGAAGCGGTGTGGTTTTACAATATGATTTGAAAGAAGCAGCTGGAATAGCAATAGAGGAAAATATAAAAACAGCTAAAATAATAGGAATTAAAAGAGCGGCTAGAATTACAACTGTTAAACCTTCAGGCACAAGTTCTTTAGTATTAGGCACCTCTTCAGGAATCCACGCGTGGCATAATGATTATTACGTAAGAAGAATGAGAGTAGGTAAAAACGAAGCACTATATACCTACCTTCAAAAAAATCACCCAGAATTAGTAGAAGATGACTTCTTTAAACCAACAATTCAAGCAATCATATCAATTCCTCAAAAATCACCGGAAAAAGCAATTATTAGGACAGAATCCGCAATGGATCTATTAGAAAGAACGAAAAAATTCAATTTAGAGTGGGTGCGGGAAGGACATATTAAGGGTTCTAATACTAATAACGTATCCGCTACAATTTCCGTAAAACCTGATGAGTGGGATGAAGTAGGAAGTTGGATGTGGAAAAATCGCAATACCTTTAATGGGTTATCTGTTCTACCTTATGATAATGGTTCTTATACTCAAGCTCCCTTTGAAAATATTACAAAAGAGAAATTTAAAGAGATGGAGTCTCCACTTCACTCAATAGATTTAAAAAATGTATACGAAAAGGTAGATAATACATCACAAAAGGAAAGCTTAGCATGTTCTGGAGATAATTGTGAAATATACTAATGTGTTGGGTAGAAAAATTATATCACGGATTTAAAATATAAAAAGTTATGGAATCTAATAAAGATAAATTAAATATATTAATAGAAGACCTAGACAAAGTTTTAGGTCTTATTAAAAAAATAGGAGAATCTACCCCAGAAGATGTGGATTCTATTAAAGAAGAAATTAAATTAACTCGAAAAGAATTAAAAAATAAATACGAAAAATAATGGGAAAATTTCAATCAACAAAATTATTTGACAACTACTCAGTTGCTATTAGACAATGGAGAGCACAACATTCTCATTGCCAATTACTGCATGGATATGCATTAAAGTTTAAAGTATGGTTTGAATCTAACACACCAGAAGATAAAAATATGGGATTAGATGACATGAATTGGATTGTAGATTATGGTGGTTTTAAAGATGCACCTGTAGGAAATGGTTTAAAATCATGGATGGACGATATGTGGGATCATACTACACTAATTGAGAAAGGAGACCCCTACCTTGATTTCTTTGAATCAGCAGCAATGGAAGGGCTTTGCAAACTAACAGTAATGGATAAGTTAGGAGCAGAAAGTTGCGCAAAAACCGTATTTGACCACTTTAATGATGTTTTATCTAAAACTGATGGTGGTAGATGTAAGGTAGTAAAAGTAGAGTGTTTCGAAAACGACAAAAATAGTTCTGTATATTATGAAGATTAAAGTATCACACGAAGTACCTTTACATCTATTAAAATCTAGCAAACAATTTAATGATTATGATTACTGCCTCCCCCACCTTTTAGATCTTTACCCAGAGTATGAAGCCTATTTTAGGCAGGCTAAAAAAGAAGGCAGATATATAATAATGGATAATTCACTCCATGAACTTGGAGAGGCATATGATACTAAAAGATTAATTTATTGGGTAAATGAACTTAAACCTAATGAATTTATAGTACCTGATGTTTGGGAAAACTCCCATAATAGTATTCGTAATGCTAAAGAATGGTCAAAAATAGAACTTCCTGAGGAAGTCACTAAAGTTGCAGTAGTTCAGGGTAAGACATATACTGAATTTGCTACAAGTTACCAATCATATAAATGGTTTGGGTATAAAAAAATTGCATTTAGTTATGGTGCTTCTTGGTTTCAAGAGGGTTTTCAACACCCAAACCCTTATGTATCTAAAATGATGGGTCGTCTTAAAACTATTACTAATCTTTTTAAAAATAATGTAATAGGAAATATGGATAGGGTTCATCTTTTAGGCTGTAATTTACCCCAAGAATACCTTTATTACAAAGACTTTCCTTTTATTGAAACCATAGATACATCAAATCCTATTATACATGGTTTAGAAGGAATTAGGTATTCCGAGGGGGGATTATTACATAAAAGCAACCAGAAAATCGATAAAGACTTTACCCAAACCGTCACTTTAAAACAAAAAGAAGACATTTTATACAACATTGAAATGTTTAGAAAGATAAATAATATATGAATTTAATTTTAATTACAATTACGCTTTGTTCTCTAGCGTTTACATACTATGTGTGGAAATTACATGACACAATAGCAGAACGAAAAGCTGAATCTTTCTTAGCTAAATGGAAAACTAAAGAAGAAAAATCAATTAGGGAAGACGCTTACCAACGTTCACGAGCAGTTAGTTTTGGAAAAACTATTGAACATTATGTACCTTTTATGGATGATTTCCCAATTAACCCAAGGGATGTAAGATTTTTTGGTAACCCTATTGATTATATTGCTTTTACCGATATGGGTTCTAAAAACAAATGTGCTATCCATTTTATAGAAGTAAAAAGTGGCCAATCTAACCTAAATAATAGACAGAAAAATATTAAAAAAGCTATTTTAGATGGTAAAGTACATTGGCATGAGTATAACGTAGATGGTATTTGGGAGCATGAATCAAAAACTGAACATTTAAACGATAAATAAAAATGGCTGAAAAAGATATTATATTAAAACCAATACTAAAAAGATTCCCTCCTGGAGATAGATGGACCCCTATTGATAGTGACCAACCAATCCTTTCATCCCTAACCGAAGGTATTGAATGGGCTTTTCAAAACACTAAAGAAAAACCTACAGATTATGTAATAAAAGCTGGAGAAGGTAAAGTATACATTTATAGTGAGGAAGAAATACCGGAACCCGAAGCCCCTCAACCTAAAACATACAACTTATATGGAGAATATGAATAAACAGGCAGTATTATCCCTAAGCGGGGGGATGGACAGTAGCACAGTTCTACTACGCCTATTAGCAGATGGCTACGAGGTCACAGCATTAAGTTTTGATTATGGTCAAAAACATAAAGTTGAATTAGAAAGAGCACAATCTTTAGTAGATTATCTTAATAGCTCAAGAATTGGAGTCCTTCCAACAGGAGACTTAACATCACTATTTTTTAAAATTAATTATGGGACAATTAAACTTGATGGTTTAGCTCCTATGCTTAATAGTGCCCTTGTAGAAGGTGGAAAGGAGGTACCTGAAGGACATTACAAACAGGAAAATATGAAAGAAACGGTTGTTCCTAATCGTAATAAAATATTTTCATCAATTATCCAGGCAGTAGCCTTAAGTAAAGCAAATGAAAAAAATACAGAAGTACATATTGCGATGGGCATTCATGCGGGTGATCACGCAATCTACCCTGATTGTAGGCAAGAATTTAGAGACGCCGATTAT